CAGTCATGGATAGACGATCCCACCTCCCGCCTACCAGTGTCATGCACTGTCTTCGTAGTAGAAGACTCAATGGAAGGGAACAATGGAATCGAAGCAAGTTGGAGATTCGTCTCTCATGCACTCAGATATGGAGCGGGAGTTGCTGTCCATCTATCTAAGCTCAGACCCAAAGGAACTGAAAACGGAAAAGGTCTTACGGCTTCTGGCCCAGTCAGTTTCGGAAAAATCTACTCAACCTTAAATGAAATAATTCGCAGAGGGGGACATTATAAAAATGGAGCGTGTGTTTTACATTTGGATCTCGATCATCCTGATATCGTTGACTTCATTACTACTCCTCGGTCAGAACTACCGTGGGTCAAACGGTGCGTCAACATTAATGATGAGAAATGGAAAAACGCTAATCAGACAACACGGGATGCAGTGATATATGGCATCAGATCAGGTGACATATGGCTAAACAAAATTAAGTATGACAACAATGAAAACAGAATCAGAGGAAACGTTTGCCTTGAGGTATACCTGCCATCACGAGGAACTTGCCTCTTGCAACACATCAATACTGGTGCCTGTAAAATCGGAGACTTGCAAGGAGCTTTCGCTGAAGGTATGTCCGACTTGTGCGAGTTACATAGCAAAACAGGCATTGATAGTTCTGGAGAATACCTCCCCTCACAGACGGATAGGCAGGTCGGACTCGGGGTACTTGGATTAGCTAATCTGCTAAGACAAAACAACGTCACCTATGCACAATTTGGTGAGGCATTAGCAGCTACTAACGATGGAATACCAGGATTAGGTACAGCTGGATTAATTGCTGGAGAAATATATAAAGGCATACAGAGTGCGGCTGTAATAGCTAGAAGATATAGTATGGAGAGAGCATTTGCTATAGCTCCTACCGCAAGCTGTTCATATAAAAGTCAAGATAGAGAAGGCTTTACTTGCACACCTGAGATAGCACCTCCTATCGCTAGGAGTGTAGATAGAGACAGCGGCACCTTTGGTGTACAGACATATGAATATGGTGATGTAGAGATCGCCTCAGAGGTTGGTTGGGATGCCTATAAAAAGGTAGCTGACGAACTAATGTATATGTTTAACCATACAGGGCTTCTTCACGGCTATTCATTTAATAGCTGGAGCGATGTTGTGACATATGACGAAAGCTTCGTGGAAGAGTGGCTAGACAGCCCCCAGACATCACTTTATTATTCCCTTCAGGTAATGGGTGACGTTCAAGATAAGTCAAGTGCGTATGCAGCATTAGATGAAGATGACGTACAAGATTACTTGCAAGGGATTCTACAAAAAGAACCCGAATGCGATTGTCAAGAATGAATCCATATGAAAAGTTACTCAATAGAAAGAGGACTTGGACACCTGTCCAAACAACAGCAGGAAAGCTTAAGGTTGGAGCTGAAGAGACCCTCTACCGTGCTCTCGCAATACGCCACATGGAGTTACCAGTTGGCGAGTTTATTACAGAAGCACTTGAAAAAGAGGTTCCCCAATCAGCACGGACTCTTTTAGAATCCAACGTCCAAGACGAGATCAAACATGACCTTGCTCTTGGCTATATAACAAACGCTATAGGCGTTGACGAGAAGTCTGAACAAGAGGCTTTTCGACTACGGGATGCGTGGGAATCGCACCCTGATCACACAATAACTAAAGCCTTGGTAGCAGAACGTGCAATCTTCTTTGTACTTTTGCCTTTTTTTAGGTTTAATGGCGATGCTGGTCTCAGAACGGTATCAGCTGATATTTCCAGAGACGAACAGATACACGTTGCCACTAATAGTCTCGTATGTGCTGATATGGGTCTTACTCCTAGTAAATCTCTGGATAAACTTAGGAAGGCCACAATTAACTGGATAATGGAGCCATTAGGTAAGAATACCTATGGCGATAAATATTTAAGTAAAAAATTTTGGCTGGATACTAGCGATAATCTTATGTATAACGGCAAGGCTCCAGAGCTAGTCGAAACTAAGTCAGCAAGAATGCCAGCCTTCTTTGAACATAGCAATGTCAATCTCCCCCAATACTCTTGAGTCAATACTAGGACCAAACTTAGAGTCAATCCTCGCTGAACTTGAGGAAATATATCCACCAACCAACCCTAACCCTAATGAAAAGATGGAAACAATTATGTATAAAGCTGGTCAACGATCAGTAGTCGAGTGGATAAAAACTCGTATCAGTGAGGAAGGATAGATGGTATTAAGTATTACAGGTGCTAATAAAAAAAAACCTTATTCAGTCACTACAACTACTTTAGAAGACTTCCAAAACAGTATAAATCCAACCCCCCCATCTCTTTCAATAAGTGAACAGCTCGATGCTTTAGGTCCACTTGGTGACCACAATATAGAGGAATTTCGTCGTCTTAATAATACGCCTATTGATACAAACCCATTTAATATGAGTCCAGAAGCAATTGCAAGTATTCCCGAAACTAGCAACATATTTGAGGACGCAATAGCTGCAAATGAAATTCTTAAAGAACGTGGTAAAGGACCTCAATCTCAGGCAATGGGTGTGAATCAGTTAAGAGGACTTGGTATAAATGCCTCGGTAGATAACCCAAATACAGATCTAGAACAACCTGTGCTAGATGAGTTACTAAATCAGACAAAAGCTATTCAGGATCTAGGTATAAACCAAGTAGTTGCTAATCAAACTCCAGCACAAAACCTAATATTTGACAATCCTCAACTTATACCTAATAACAACACGTTAAATACACCTTGGTTAGATGATGGAGGTACTGGTAACAACATACCATTATTCCAAGGTGCTCTTTTCACTAACCCAGAAGGTGGTCCTAATACAGCAGAAGAAACGGCGGCTGCTGCAGAAAATTTAGCTCCTATATTAGAAGAAGATCCTAATTTCTTTAATAAAGAAGGGGAGGCTACTCAGTTAATCAATGACCTCTATGCTCAATATGGTCTAAATCCTGACGATGAAGGTGTTTCACATTGGTTAAATAACTTGATTGGTGGTGCTTCGCCTGAAGAGATTCAAGCCAACTTTGGACTTGCTGCTTCACAGAATCCTCTTTCTAATAATTATGTAGCTCCTACTCCTCCAGGAACTACAACTCCTCCTCCAGGAACTACAAATACAACTCCTCCTCCAGGAACTACAACTCCTCCTCCAGGTATAGATCCATTATTACAGGGTCAACTAAATGCATCACCCTTTGCTTCATCAACTGCATCAGGAACACCTCCAGGAACACCTCCAGGAACATCTCAAATACCCGCTGGACAAGAAGGATGGTGGAATCAATTTGCTGATGCAGATGCGTTTAAGAGCTTCTTACAAGGAGATCAACAACAAAGCACAGGAAGTATGCAAGATTTTATGCAGTTCATGATGATGATGAACATGATGGGAGGCATGGGCGGTGGCCGTGGTGGCTACGGTGGTAGTCAATACGGATACGGTGGTCTCAACCCAGGCGGTGTTCAAGCTGCTTACAACCCACTAGAACAGTTACAAGGATCATGGGATTGGTTTAACAAGTCCTTTGGTAGTGGTGGTAGTGGTGTACAAGGGGGTACTACAGCAAACGTACAATAAAAAACAATGACAGCAAAAACTAGGTATGATTATTTATCAAGCGAACGTACCCAGTTTCTAGACGAAGCAGAGGAAGCAGCGGAATTAACTCTTCCATATTTAATCATTAAGGATCAATACACCAAGGGGATGAGACATCTTCCTACACCTTGGCAGAGTGTTGGAGCAAAAGGTGCAGTGACATTGGCAGCAAAACTTATGCAGTCAATGCTCCCTGTACAAACCAGCTTCTTCAAGCTACAGGTAGATGAAAGTCAACTTGGTCAGGAATTTGGTCCACAGATTAAATCAGAACTAGACTTATCTTTTGCAAAGATTGAACGCACTATCTTGGAGGCTATTGCAGCTTCTAATGATCGTGTCATAGTGCATGAAGCTCTCCTACATTTAGTAGTAGCAGGTAATGCACTTATCTTTATGGGTAAGGAAGGTCTGAAAGTATATCCGCTAAACCGCTACGTTGTAGAACGAGATGGTAACGGCAATGTGATCGAAATAATCACGAAGGAAACAATTGCAAAGAAATTAATTGAAGATCAGCTACCAGAGGATGTACTTAAGCAGTACGACACAGTAGTTGATGGATCTGATGACAATGTTGAAGAGTGCGATATCTACACCCACATCACACGAGACAACAACAGATACGTCTGGCATCAGGAAGTACACGGTACAATATTAGAAAAGTCCCACGGGAAAGCACCTATTGATATAACACCTTGGATTCCATTGAGATTTAACACAGTGGATGGTGAGGATTATGGAAGAGGTAGAGTCGGTCAGTTTATTGGCGACTTAAAATCATTAGAAGCACTGTCCCAAGCCTTAGTGGAAGGGTCAGCAGCTGCAGCGAAAGTTGTGTTCACCGTATCACCTAGCTCTACGACTAAACCAAGTACCCTTGCTAACGCAGGTAATGGCGCAATCGTGCAAGGTAGACCTGATGACATTGGAGTCGTACAGGTAGGTAAGACAGCTGATTTCAGAACAGCATTTGAAATGATGCAACAACTAGAACGTCGAATCAATGAAGCGTTCTTAGTTATGCAAGTTAGAAATAGTGAACGCACTACAGCTGAAGAGGTACGCCTCACACAGATGGAGTTGGAACAACAATTAGGTGGACTATTCAGTCTTCTTACTACTGAGTTCTTACTACCATATTTAAATAGAGTACTTAATCAATTCCAAAAGACTGGAAAGATACCACGTCTACCAAAGGATATTGTTAAACCTACTATCGTAGCTGGTGTTAATGCACTAGGCCGTGGTCAGGATAGAGAAAGCCTAGGTCAATTCCTAACAGTTATCTCTCAGACAATGGGACCAGAGGCAGTACAGAAGTTTATCAATCCAGAGGAAGTGATCAAACGCTTGGCTGCATCACAAGGTATTGATGTATTGAACTTAGTTAGATCAATGCAAGAGATACAAGGTGAGCAACAACAAGCACAACAAATGGCTATGCAGCAACAGCAACAAGAACAACAAGTTGCAATGATGAAGACTCCAATGATGGATCCATCTAAGAACCCTGCAATGGCTGAACAAATGCAAGCACCACCACCAGAGGCATGAGCGAAGAACAAACACTCTCGTATGAGAACAATACAGAAACAGTTACCACTGAAGAAAACTTAACTCCAGAGGAGCAAGACTCTTTACAAGTAGGTGAGCAGATGCAAGAAGCTGAAGACCAGTTACTTGCAGGTAAATATAAAGACCCTAAAGATTTAG